AGGTAGTGCGGGGGGAAAAAGTACCGTTGCAGGTGGTGCGAAGGGTTGGGGAGGAAAAATTGTTTGCTTGCATGTTATGGCGTGGGAGACAAAGACTGGAACCACTCAGTCAGCAAAATCGCTCATCCGGAGCGCAATCATTGGCGGAACCGACGGCCCCGCAGGACATCCTTTGCGACAAAGTACATCTTGGCAAGTTCCACGGCCCTTGGTCCGTATTTCACAACAAGTCCAGCTGCTCTAGCGATGAGCGTTCCGATTGCTGCTAGATGCAGTGGGTTTTCGTAGAACTGGGGCATGGTGGACAGCGCCTGAACGTAACTGTCATAATCCTCCACAGGGATGAACGGCGGTTCAACGTCGAAGAACTGGTCAGTGGATGTGAACTCATAGGCGCGTACAACATGCAGAGTGTACTGTGTGGGCGAAAAGGTTCCTTCAAGTGGGGAGGGCGGCTGAATGAGAACCACAACAGTGCCAATGTTGTTGAATGGTCTGAATAACGGTTGGTGGAGGTGGTCAACTGGGCTGTCCAGGTCGTCCCACACATCAAGCATCTCCATAGGCGACGTCCCTTGTGGTTTGACATAACCGTAGAACCCCTTTGCCCAATCGCCAACGTACCGTGTCACAGGGTTTGCGTTGGAGATCGAGCGGGGGTCCAGCAACATTTCATACCACGGAACATCACCCACAATCTGCGTGGCATAAACAGTGCCACCACGTGCTTGCTCGGCGGATGTGTTCTGGATTAGCACCGAAGAACCGTTCACTCGGGCTTTGCGCACAATGTCCTCCTTGCCAATCAGAGCTTCCGGCATGACGTGCTGGAATGTAGTTTCAGCACGGACCTGCAGAGTGCACGTAATCGATGTGAGGAGGAATGAGGCAGAGTCCTCGGCCGGAGACCATCCATTTCCTGTTGGCGTGATCTAAATAGAGTGGTAACCGCTCGACAGGACATAAACAGTGGCAGTGTACGTGCCAGGGACACTCGATTCAAAGTCAGTGCCGCCAACCACTTCACTCTTGGTGATAGAGTGGTGGTGTCGAAGCGCAGCTTTCAAATTGGCTGCAGTTGGGTAGGCACCGGGTGCAGGGTCTCCGATTGTTAGCGAGATGATCAACTTGGTCTCACCAACAACCGAAGAGTCGCCGTTTGCATCAGCCCAGAAAACGCGGGTGCCACCCACAGCGCCACCAGGGCACGTGTCGCCATAGCAACGCGGGCCAGAAACGTGCGTCATAGCCGCAACCGGCAGGTAGACAGTACAATCAGTGCGAAGGGCGCAAAGCGCACCAACGTTTTGGTCGTCTGGGTTGATAACGTCGTTGCCAATAAAGGCAAATTCGAACTTGTACTTTGGGTCACCACTGCCAAGCTTCTGGATCGTGCGCTGAATGTGACTCACAACTGGATCACGAAGCAGAATGATCGGCTCAACGCCGAGGTCATTCTGGATGGAATATCTCCCATTCCGATCCGTCAGGTGTGATGCAAGCGATGGGTTCACAGACGTGTAGCCCGAGAAGTCTCTGGAGTAGGTGTCTACAGTCCTCGCAAGTGCCGTGCCAATGGTTGGCATAAAGCCTACCACCGGAAGACGTGCTAGGTGCGCAGACACTGGTTCCATCGTCTGGTGGAGCAGGGCATTGACGTTTTGGGCCAGACCAGACCGCTGCTTCGCAGTGAAGTCCTGATTGGTCCTGGCTGCGCTCGGTGGGGGCCCGGGCCTCCTGCCTTGATTGGCCGCCTTGGGAGCAGCCAGTTGCTTGGCAGTAGAGCCTGCTTGGCCGGCCAGTTTTGCGGCTTCTTCGCTCCGTTGCCGTCTTGTCAGGGCGGGAGCGGTTTTCCGGATGACCTGGTCGATGTTCTGGAGCGCCAAGGAGTTGTCGTTGGCGATCGGCATTTTCGGACGAGGTGAATTTTGCGATTTTGTAGAGAAGTCTATTCTTCAGTGCAATAGACATCCACTCAGAACGCGTCTTGTGGTTTGGTGGCCTCACATCTCATCCACCGCCATCAGCGCGTCGATCACACTGTGATCAAGCATCGCTGGCAGCGGTGGAAGGTGTGTTACGAAGTCTTTGATTGCACCAGCCTCCATCCCATAAAGGCCCTCCACATACGCAACAGTAGTCGCATCATACGGGGGCGGGGTGAAGTCGGGGCCACAAAATGCGGCCTTGTACTGTGCATCAACAGGGTTGAAGGCATTCACTTTGTGCCCTTTCAGTTGTGCCAGCACAACGTCAGCCATGTCCGCCAAAATGGGCACATGAGGGTAACAAAGCTTTTCCATCTTCGCAACACCGTGAAGCCACGCGCGCAAATCACCATGCGGTGCAAGCATGGTGTGGTGTTTGTACAATCGCCGGGCCAGTGTGGGTCCCCAAAACCAGTCCCCTCCCACAGGGTATGGCATGTGGCCCAAAAAGACCATGCCCTCAAAAGTCGGGGCAATCGTGGCTTTGTCGTGCGGCGCATCAAAGCCGAATTTACCGATCGAGCAATCGATGAACTCGGCAGTGATCTCCCGACCATTGTGAGATCTCGGCATGACGACAACAGAGTCATCGCCTGCAGCAGCAATCAAACATACGTCCATGGCAAGCACATAGTCAGCAATTTCTAAATCTTCGAGTTCTTTGCCAGTGATTGCCATAGCACACATTGTCACCAATGCCGCAACTGAGTTCACAATGTTCACCAGAGAGGTGTCCGGTCGGCCTGAGCCGTTCATGTCTTTTGGTGCCTTGTATTTGATACCGCATGCGTACCCTTTTGGAGTCCGTATCCGCTTGAGGATCTCCTCACTGAACTCGGTGTGGTGTACAAACAATGCGTAGATGCTTTCGGCAAACTCAAAAGAAATTTCGGAGTGTGTGCAATCGAACATTTTGTAGTCCAGAGTGATGAACCAGTGGTCAGTGCACTTGGTTACACGCTGCAACCATCTTTGCAGTTGGTGCGGTTTCGCACACCCTGCGTAGAAGATTGGGGACTCGCATGTCCAGAAAGTCTCGATCTGGTGGAGGACTGTCTTCACAAAGGGGCCAAGCATAACGTGCACCCAGTCGGGCGGTGCTTGGATGAGTCGCGGTTTGAAATCATTGATTGGGACGAAGGTTGGTGGGTTTACTCCAGGTAACTTCTCAACAGCCGAAGACTTCTCCATTTTGATGTGTGCTTTCCACACTGGAGCATCGAAGTCCACGGGTAGCCCATGAAGCTGAAGCGTGTCGATCACCTTTTGCATGTCAACCTTCCGCCGGATGGTGGTCATCCATTCATCCAATGGCATCGCTGCAACAGGCTCCACACCTGCAAACATGTGCTGAAAGTACATTTTTGCTTTGTTGAATGCCAGCTGCTGCGGTTGATTTCGTGCGCGCCGCCCAATTCTAGCGAGAATTGCTTTGTACGCAATTGGGGGTCCCTTCGCAGGTGTGAAAACAGGTGCCTTTGCAAAGCCGTAGCCGACGGTAATTGCAGTTTTTGGTTCAACAACCAACGAGGGATCGGCCATGCGAATTGCCAGCTTTGCTGCGCCCTTCCCAAACAGTGCTTTGTGAGGCACAGTGTCTATTTTGGGGAGGGGCAGATCTCTGCCAACAGTCACATATGGGCCGTAAGACTTTCCGTTTGTGTGCGGAATGCCCTCCGTCATCACTGCCATGGCTTCAGGCGTGTCAGCAGACGGGACCTTGTTGTTGTACACCATTTCGCGGTGGTGGGGGCAGAGGCGGTGCCGGAACTTCCCCACAGTGTAGGGTGCAGTGCAGAACAAACATGGGTTGTTCACACAGTTTTCCAGCACACCTTGAAGAGGTGGGTACTGGCGTGCCGCCCCGGGGTACTTCTCTGTCATCTTGACCAGGCGTTCGACTGCAGCCACCATTGTTTTGGGGTTCACGTACGTCTCATGCCGGTTCTTAGAGCTACCCATTGAAATCATGCCCCTGATCGTGACCGGATCGGCGGCCCTTGTGATCAAAATCTTCCGAATGACCGCGCGTGACGATTCATCCGGGTACATCGCAAAGAGTTCATTTTCCTCATTGTGATCTTCGTAGCGGACTTCAGTCAACGCTCCGGTTGCAAGTGCGGCGCTGTCCCAAAAGCTGACCTTGTTGGTTATCCAGCCTTGGCTCGCGCGCTGTGTGACGAGGTTATAAGCATCGCGAAACATCAGAAAGTGCACATGGTGCAATGCCTCGACAAAATGCCGGACGGCAGCTGCGGCGAACGCAACTGAAGCAAAGAGTAAGAGCTTTCTAGCGGTTGCCCGAATCTGCACAGATGGAGCGACCCGCGATTGCAGTGTGCACATGGTCCGTAAGGCCATGCAAACTCCAACAATTGCGGACCGCCCAATCATTCGGAACAAGGGTCGGTGCAACTTGCCGCGTTTGTACGCCACGATGGGGCGTGTCTTCAGCTCATGGCGTGTGAATGCGCCCTCATTTGCTTTCCCGCCACCACAATCAAGGAATGCAAGGTCCTCCGTCAGAACCCCAACCTCGTTTGTGGGCCGTTCCTCATAAACAGGTCGCAGCAGCCAATTGGCCGCGCAGTCCCTGACAGTGGCATCCCCAAAGACGACCAATCCATGCTTGCAATGTCGGCAAAATGGATATTTGTAACACAGGCATATCTCACCAGCGTTCTTTTTCTGCTCATAAAGATCGCCCTGGGTGCTCTGGTGCTGATGAAAGACTGGCCGCCACGGGATGCCCATTGACGGCATCAGTGGTGTTTTATGGCAAAAGACCTTCGTGGGGTCGTCTTCATCTGGCCTGTGTGACCATCGTTGGGGTTCCACAATGGGGTTCGGATTCGGGTCCGTTTCATCAGGAAGATCTTCGTCAGGATCTCCTGGAATGTTCTGGGCCTCACCATCGCTTGGGTGCGTGGTGTGGGCGGGTTCATCGTCAGGCATGGGAGCATTGCTCGGACCATTGTGCTCAGACGGGTCATCGTCCGGTACGGGAGCATTGCTCAAACCGTTTTGCTCGGACGGAAGGGTGGGTGCAGGGGCGGCACCATCGCTGCCATCCGTGGTGTTAGGGAGAACAGGTGATGCAGAAGGTCCATCACCGGAGACATCGGCACTTGCCAGTGTCGCCTCGTTCTCACTCCCACCCGAACAGCCAGGGCCGTCAGCAAACTCACCGCGGAGGTAGAACGATCGGATTGCCTTATTCAAGTGATTCAAACTGGCGCGCTTTGGTACGCCAGCTCGTTTCCAGCCGATCACCCAATGGGGTTTGTGTTCTCCTTGCACTGTATGCGATGCGTACAACAGTGCATAGCGCCCCAGTTCATGCTTGGGGTCGCCCGGGTTCATTTCGCAGATCGCCATTCCGTTTGGCTTTGGCCCAATTTGCAATGCCCACATTGACAGCTGTGGGAATTTCTTCGCAAAGTACGCCCAACTTGCGGTTTCGGGGTACGGCCCGGGGGCGCCCAATGTTTTGAGGACGTGCGCGGGGCAGGAATCGTCAGTTGTGCAAGCAATTGGAGTCATGACGCATGAAGAGTACGCATATTGATCAGGCACTTCTGACAACTTGTTCTTCCTTTTGCGGAACGCGTGTTGCGCGGCTGCCGCGCGTTTTGAGCGCTTTTGCGCAGTTTCTGAAGTCTGCCCTGTGGATGAAGCAGGCTTCATGGTGTGTATTTTCAACCAAGAGGGGGGTTTTGAAGGCGAAGTCTGCCCTGTGGATGGAGCAGGCTTCATGGTGTGAATTTTCAACCAAGAGGGGGATTTTGAAGGGTTTGCTTGGGTTTGCGCACGTGGTGTGGGACCACTCCCGCTAGTTTCCATGGCGGTGCGTTTGCAAGTAATCATTCAATGTGGGGTTTAAGGACTATCCACAACAGGGTGTCCGTTCACCTCCCTTTTTGTTTTGTGCCACTTTCTTCCCACAGCGTTGCACGCCGCGGGCCCTGCGGCGCAGGGTTATGGCGGGTCCTGTGTTGGTCATACCGCTTGCGCGCCTGGATCGTCAACATGCGAACATGCCAGCCGATGTATGCCGTCACTGGTTTCCCCGGAAATTCCACATTTGGAACGTCATGCACGACCAATCGCCCTGCTGGCTGCCAATCGTTGAGCGATGGTTCAGTTAGCACGGAGGCCAAGCACCTCACAAACTGAAAACCACCTCCTTCCACACCAACCTGATTACGGCCCGAACTGCAACCAATTCACATGTAGTTGCTCGGGCCAGGCACATAGTGCACCGGTTAGTGGTCTCATTCGATCTGCCAACGTCAGGCGACTGCAACTGCACATCGCTCCGGAACCCCTGGCTCATCCGCTTCCACCCGGGAAAAACGGGTGTGTGCGCACGGCCAAGGGGGGTGGCTGAGTGGTGCGTTCCAGGCGAACACC